CTTGTCTTTTTATCGCAATACGTCGTCAGAAAATCTTGCCATGCGTCAGCATGCCTGCGCTTTTCTTCCTAGTCTTGCAACAAAAATTCTGCGGCAAATTCCGTCAACTTATTTACGGACAGTTCCTAAACGGGGGACTGCCGTCCCTCGATTCCCTAATGCGGGGGCTACCGCCCAATGCCGTCAGGCTAAATATTGCGAGAGCCAGCCCTCGCGCTCCCGCTTAGGACGTTTTTTGCAAAAAACGCCCTAAGAACCCCAAAAAACTCTATATTATTTTAATTATAAAGTCTTTTGATTGAACTTTTCTACAGAAAAGTTCAGCGGGGTTTGGGGCGGCAGCCCCAATATTATTTAACCTGACAGTATAGGCAGGCGAACCCCGGGAGGAAGCCCGGAGGGCTTCCCGGGTCGCCGCGTGCGATGATAAGTATTTTAATAGTTGTGAATGAATAATATTGTATAAAAAAGCAGTGATTTTGAGAAAAATCACCGGTTTTTTTGCCCGGGGGCAGGCTTGTAACACGCCCCACGAAACTTTCGGTTTTATGTCGGGTTTTTGGCTGTATTCCGCCGTTTATGAGCAATATTTTTGTGTGGGAATTTTCGGGATTCCCACACAGCCGATGAGGTGATTTTGTGGACATAAAAACGCTAAAAAATACTCGGATATGTAAAGAAAAAGACGAAAATTTTTGTGACGAATGGTTTAAGTATACCAGGGCGTCATTTATTTCACATGTCGATACATTGTATTTCATGGTAAAACCGAAATGTGCCGACTGGCGCGAAGACGAAAGAAAGCAAAAACTTTTTAAAGTTTTGCAGCAGAAAAGCGATGCCGCAAACGCAAGCCATGAAAGAGTTCCGATATTTACAGACGTATACGGCGGACTTGAGGTTGAGCCGTTCATGGGACTGAAAATGTATTCTTTCAACTTCGCTCTGGCAGACAGTTTCAACGTCTTTATCTGTGAGTTTCCTCCCAACGATAAAACGCCGCCCGTGATGGTTCAGCTCCGTTCACAGACGCTCTGGATTAACGGTTTGAGGAAATCTTTTGACACTGCCTGCGAATGCGTTGAGAAGGTCTTCGGTCACTTTGACATCGAAATAGAGGATATCACAGAAAACCGTATAGACTACGCTTTCCATACAAATTACATACAGGATTTCATGAGCTATTTCCCGGAAAAAAAGCTGAAAGAGATGCAGATTTCCAATTTTGAAAGGTGGCATAAAGAAGGCTACTTTTATCAGGACGACGTCGGATGCGATTACTTTACCCTTGGGAGACGCAAGAGCAACAATGTGTTTTTCCGTGTGTACAACAAAACGCAGGAAGTTATCGAAAAGGGATACAAGCAGTTCTTTATCGCAATGTGGCTTGAACAGGGAATAATTTCAAAATTCGACGAGTTCGTGCTTTCAAGGGCATTTAATTACGGCACGTATTTTTCGAAAGACAAGGCGCGGTGTGAATTTTATTACCGGTACGGAAATGACTTTGAAATCAAAAGGGAAATCATGTCAAAACTTTCATCCCCCGAAACGCCTGCGGGATGGTTTACCGACCGCGCAAAAGGACTTGTGCCTGATATTACAATGATATGCAATGTTGAGTTCCAGACAAAGAGGAAGTTTTACGACCGTCTCACAATCCCGGACGTAACAGGCGGGGAAACGTGCCGTAAACGCATGTACAGCCTGTTTGAACAGCTTCACCCGCTGATACAGTTCCTTACGCATGACACGGTCAGATTCATCAAATACAAGGGTAAATACGCAAACGTTCCGAGACTCGAATGCCCTGACGCCGACTGGTGGAACAGGCTCAGGAAAACAAAACCTCTGGAGTACACGGATGAATGGGTAATTGATTACTTCCGGGAGTATCAGTACAAACTTGATAAGGAGCGTCAGAAACAGATGTCGATAAATAAAATGGCGCGGATGGCGGCTTATGACAAATCAGACGGTGACGGGGATTCGGCGCTGACTATTTTAAACGACACGATGGAATTTTTAAGCAGTCTGAACGACAATGATATAAGGAAGTACTTTAAAGTGCGGAACAGTGCCGTTAAAGACCTGAAAAGAAAAGGGGGCGTCCGGAATGAGACAAAGTGAAACGGTACGCATACAAAAATATTTCTACAACCAGACAATACACTCGGTGCGCGATGTAAACCGCCTGCAAAGCACGCTGCGCTACCGCGACGCCGACATCGTCGACTGCATCGAACTCGCCGTCGCCATTGCCGTCCGCGACACTGTGAAGCGCGTATCAAGTGATGTACGCCATCTGCTGAATCTGGGAAAGGTGAATTGAAAACGGCTGATAAATACCGGAGCTGCCGTTAATACCGGGACTGCCGCCATAAACTGGGGACTGCCGTCCCCAGACCCCTACTAAACTTTTCTGAAGAAAAGTTTAATCAAAAGACTTTATAATAATTAAAATAATATAGAGTTTTTTGGGGTTCTTAGGGCGTTTTTTGCAAAAAACGCCCTAAGCGGGAGCGCGAGGGCTGGCCCTCGCAATATTTTGCCTGACGCTGCCGCTGCGGCTGTTACGGAGAGGGTTAAAATAGAACCACCCCGGGAAAAGGCAAAAACAAAACTTAAAAAACGCGCAATTGAGAAATCCCCGCAAAACCCGTCTGTAATCCTGAAACGGTGCGGAAAACTGAGCTTTTCCGCATTCTTTCAAAACTTTTCGTATTTCGCCAAATAGGAAAGAGCAGTCCGCTGAGACCCGTCCCCCATTCCCCAATGAGCCGCCGGCTCTGCATGCTCCGGGGCTGGAATCTAAGTATACTTTGAGTTCCCGTCGGCACGCCCGTCAGAACATATGCGGCAGGGGAGCTTGTATACAGATTGTGCAACAGACGGTAAAGTTTTTAATGCCCTTTGGAGCTTCCGCGCCGTCACTGCGCCCTGAGCCGGGCATTAAAAAGTTTACCGCTGTGTTCACAAAGTGTTTACAAATTCCCCTATAGCATATGTTACATTAGGCGAACGACGGAACGCAAATTATACTTTAGATTCCCCGAGGCAAATAAACTAATCTTTTTCCGTTCAGTAACAGGGCAGGGGAGTAACCTTGCCCTATTCAGTCAAAATGCACAAATGACAAAAACGGCTGTAATGCGTGACTTCGGAATCGGAAAACAGTGAATCGCGCAAACGATCCGATATGATCGGAGTGCGTCAGCTCAGCCGCCGTCTTTTTCAGATGTCATTTTGCACAGTTCGTTTTCATGTGCTTCCATTTTTATGAGTATGTCAAGAACCTTTCTCAGTCTTTCCTCCAGTGCCTCTTTTGTTCTTATTAGCTGTTCTTCATATTCTTTCAGGCGTATTTCTTTTGCGGTGCATATATGCTCTCTGAGTTCAAGAAAGAGAAGCCGCCAGGTTTCCTCCATAGCAATTCTGTCTTTTTCAAGTGACTCTAAGCGTAAACGCAGTTGCTCTTCCTGCTTGATTTTGTTCTCAAACTTCATCAAAATAATATAAAGGACAATACCTATAGTGACCGCGAAACTATAGACGAGTGCTATGTGGTCTTTCATTTTTGTCATTCCTTTTTTAAAAATTTTTAACACTAAATCGCTTCGCTTTTTCTCCCGTCATAAAACATCATCTTTCCCGCTGTACCAAAAAGCCAGTCTACACTCACGCCGTAAAAGTCTGCAAGTATACCGATTTTTTCAATATCCGGTTCTCTTGCACCTGTTTCATATTGCGCTATTGACTGCTGAAAAATCCCGGTTTCTTTAGCTACTTCTCTTTGAGTGAATCCTGTGTTGTGTCTCGCTTTTTTCAACTTTTCTGGAAATGCTTCTCTATACATTAAATCACCGCCTTCTAAAGCCTACTGACAACATTATGCAATATGCACTAAAAACGTTGACAACATTTTGTAATAATTACGTATTGCAAAATGTTGTCAAAAGTATTATAATTGAATCATACCACAAACGCCTGCCAAAAACAAGCAAAAAAGCTGAACGGCCTGTAAATATTTGCAGTTGTTCGGAAAAGGGGGAAACAATGACATATTTTATCATACCATGTTTTTGTTACTCCTTTTCTTTAAACTCTATATACCGTCTGAGCATGTACTTAACTTGTTGAGAAAAGTTCCTCTCTGTGCCTCTTCTTAATTCATCAATTTTCATTGCAAGGTCTCTTTCGAATCTTATTGATTTATTAATAGTCTCAATTGGTATGTCAACATTTGTTATTTCGATAGGAATGTATTTTTTATCGTTGTTTTGCACAGTAGCACCCCCTTTTTTTGTTTATTATACCAAATATTTTAAAAATTGTCAATTCCCCTTGACATACACTGTAGCACATGTTATTATGTATTTGTAGCACAAAATATTCATTGTAGCACGTAACGTATTTTTATTATACCACAAACGCCTGCCAAAAACAAGCAAAAAAGCTGAACGGACTGTAAATATTTACATGTGTTTGGAAAAGGGGGAAACAATGACATATTTTATCATACTCGGAGCGGTCAGCGCATTATGGTTAATATTTACGGTACTGGAGCACCGGCAGAAGAAACCCAAGGAAAACAGCGAGGAGGAGCTGAAAGATGACACTGTTTAGAGTTTACAGAAAATGGGGGATCTACAAGCACAGTCCCGAGGAATACAGTGAATGCGGTTTAAGATTTTCGGCGGTGTATCTTGACAGTTTGGGCGTCTATCCCCAGAACCTGCCTAAAGCTGACTGCGATATTTGGTGCGTGAGTGTTCCGGACGCGGTAAGCCGGATAGACAGCTGTATGAGGCAGGTCAAATGCTGTACATAGCCGCGTTTATCTTTGACACAGTATTCCTCAAAATAATATGGTGCGTTTATTGGGATATCAAAGGTCGGCAGTCTGACGGGCAGGAATCCGGCGGACTTGATAAATAAATTTTAAGGAGGTTGTTAAGATGAAAGTAGTAGGAATTAAGCAGGCGGCGGGAAAGTATGAGGGTCAGGATTACCACAATGTAAATTTGCACTGTACGTTTGAGGATGAAAATGCGCTGGGCTTGGTAACCGAGGTAGTCAAATGCAAATTCGCGAAGATTAAGGAAATTTTCGGCATGGAAATGAAAGCCGAAGACTGGCAGGGGCTCATCGGCTCGGACATACTCGTTAACTACAGCAAATACGGCGCTGTAAACGGCGTTATCATACGTTAGAGGGGCGGCGCGATGTTAACCGCGGAAGAAAGACAGCTTGTTGTTGACGGCTTGAATTCAGCCGAATTTAACCACTATTTCGGCTATAAGGCTTCCGATTACGACACGTCGATAGCCGGCTCGAGGTTTGACATGTACTATACCTTATCAGACATAACAATATCCGGCGGACGCGTAATAATCCCCGACGCCTGGCGTTTCAGAATATCCGATAACATGATATTTACCACAGCATATTTGGGCAATGTTGATATGGCTATATATTCGCAGCGCGTATATTATACAAACGCTAATCAGTCCTATCCGTCGTTTACCGGACTGAGTACCGCGGTTCCGGTTGTCAGTCTGCCGAATCCGGGAGACGGTTTGGGTACCGGTTCCGACAGCTCGCTCCTGACGCTTGTTGACCAGATGACCTTTGTAACTTCATTTCTGGGTGCTTGCATAGCGTGCGCCAGCGCGTATGCGGTATATAAAATACTCAAGATTTTCTTTTGAGGGAAAGGAGAAAATTATGTTGCCAAAACTGTTTATGCTCCCGGCACTCGCGAGCATGTGGGACGGTGTGACGTCCACAGACTTTCAGGGCATACTCGACGAGGTCAAGGGCGGCTTCCCGATTATACTGCCCGTTGTAATCAGCTACCTTGCGTTCCGTAAGGGATGGAGCTTTGTTAAAGGACAGCTTAAGGGGGCATAGCCCTTTGCAAGGGCATAACTCATATCACCGGTACGGCATTTAACTGACCGTACCGCTAAGCGGTTAGTTTTCGTTTTTTGCTTAATTCCAAGGACTGTATCCGCAGTTCTTTTTAAGCCGGGACATGCTAACCGCAAGTTTTTTAAAGGCGGTTGATAACATTGAAAAAGAAAGCACTAAAAATTTTAGCAATAATCATGCTTGCTGTTGTAATGATTCCGGTTTATGCAACCGCAGGCACTCCGCTCCCCGAACTTATCCCTTATCCCAGACCTCTCGAGTTAGAACCCGAAACTTTTTACTTCGTACATACCGATAAACAAGGCAACCCGATTAACAAAAATATGTTCATCGACGAGACGCAGAAACAGCCCATAGGATACATTTTAACACAATACGGTATTTACTATAAACTGTACTCTTTTTATGTAAACGCAGACGCTGAAATACCACCCTCGGATGCTCCGTTTACATGTAATGTTTATACAGACAACTCCTTCGTTTTAACCGGTATTGAGGACTATGTCGGTTATATATATTTTACCGAATCATTGGTTAAGGCGTCGGATACACTTTCAGGAGCAGCAATTTTTATTGTTTCTTCTGCATCAATTTTTTATTCTGTAAATTACAGTCAGTTAAATTTTCCTGACAGGCGTATGTGGCGACCCTCAACCGAAAAACTGTATCCAGACGATTTAAATACAAGTATTGTCTGGTCAACTACCCGTGATATCCGTCACCCTACGCTTATTAACAAAGCCGTCCGAGGCCGTGATACAATGAATGAATTTTTTAACTACTTTAAACCCGGTTCTACTCCTACGCTTGTTATGCCGGCGGTTATCGAACCTGAAACACAACCCGCAACAAGTGCAGGCGGAAACGGCGGAAACGGTAACTCAGGCTCCGGCGGAAACGGTTCGGGAAGCAGCACATTTGAAACGGGAAACTGCAGCTGTTTTATCTGTTGGTTTAAGAATTTTCTCATAAAAATCGGCAACGCATTTATTAACTTTTTTGATAATCTGATAGCAAAAATAACGGGTTCGGAGAGCGTAAACATAATCGTCGGCGAGATAAAACAGCTCGGAAACAGCTTCGGCGACGAGGTGACAAGGCTCGGTAATATGTTCGGTTTTTTTTTGCAAATGCGGACGCGAATATATTAGGTTTTATTGACGCAGTAGGTAATTTATTTGTTGATATCGGCGAGGCGGCAGGCATTAAAATTGATAAGCTTATTCTGGATTTAGGCGGTAAAATAGGCGATTTAGGCGACAGTATTCATAATTCATATACCGATGTTACAGACACGGTCGGCGATAAATTCGACGAGATTTCTTTCGATATGACAAACAAAATAGGCAGTTTTTTTAAGAAACTGGCTGACGACATTCTGGACGGAATCAAGAAACTGTTCGTACCTGACGAAGACTATTTTTCAAATTCCGTAGGCGATATGCAGGACAGTTTGAAAAGAAAAATGCCGATAATATCACAGATTCTTGAACTCATGAACCGTCTGATTAATGAAGCGGGCGAAGCTTCCGAGGCTGAACCGTCGTTCAGTTTTACGATGTACGGCACAGATGTAAGTCTGATAGACTTTTCAATATATTCGCAGTACAGAACGTACATACACAGCATAGTATTAGCGGTTTCATACGCCTTTTTCATAAGGTCGCTAATACGCAGAGTGCCAAAAGCGATAGGAGGTATAACATGATTATAGAAGCAATTCTCGGAGTTTTTCTTTTGATTCCGAAAGCCATACTTTCGTTGTTGCCTGAGATTGACGTCAGGATTCCGGACAACGTTTTCGGCGGTCTCGACAACATTCTTTCCGGTATCGGTTATGTTTTACCGATAAAAGGCTTACTGCCGATTCTCGTTATTTCTCTTGCCATGTCGCTGTTTAAAATTCCGATGGCTATACTGGTGCGCGTTAAAAGTTTCATTCCGACAATGGGGGATTAGTTATGTTCAGACTGATAATAGGTTTAATTTTTTTCCTGATAAAATGGGGGCTTTATCTGCTTTCCCCGTTCATGGTTTTATGCGCGCTGTGGTATCTTTACTGGCGGTTCGTCAAGAAGATGAAACCTATAAAAGGGGAGTACAAAGCAATCGGTTACGGCAATTTATTCAAGCGTATTTTCATTGATTTTCCTAAACAGTTAGTCTATGATGTGCTGAATTCAGATCCCGATTTTTTCAAAGAACACGGCGTGCATATTATCGCGGGAGAGCAGGGAAGCGGTAAGACAGTCACCGCCGCGTATCTGCTCAGACGTTTCAAAAAAATGTATCCTAAACTGAAAATCAAGACAAATTTCTGTTACAAATATGAGGATTCTCAAATAAAACACTGGAGCGATGTTGTCGCTTCCGAGAACGGTATTTACGGCGAAATTGACGTTATAGACGAGGTTCAGAACTGGTTTAACAGTCTGCAAAGCAAAGACTTTCCGATAGAGATGATGACGGAAATCACACAGCAGAGAAAGCAGAGAAAAGTTATTCTCGGTACGTCTCAGGTCTTTACCAGAGTTGCGAAGCCCATCCGCGAGCAGACAAGTTTTCTGTATCTGCCGATGACGCTTTTCGGCTGTTTAACAATCGTCAGAAAATACAAACCGGAAATAAAATCCGACAGCGGACAGCCCGATAAGCTGAAACTCCGCGGTCTGTTCTTTTTCGTCCATGACGCCGAGCTGCGCGACAGCTTCGATACTTACCACAAGATAGAACAGATGGCAATACAGGGTTTCAAACCGCAGGAAAATCATATCTCAAACATTGATTTTCTAGGTATTTTAAAGACGGATAAATAACGGCGACGGACTAAGGAACTGTCCGTAAATAACTTGACGATTTGCCTTGTCTTTTTATCGCAATACGTCGTCAGAAAATCTTGCCATGCGTCAGCATGCCTGCGCTTTTCTTCCTAGTCTTGCAACAAAAATTCTGCGGCAAATTCCGTCAACTTATTTACGGACAGTTCCT